GGTTTGCACCAGCTGGTACAAGACGTGGAGTTGTTGACAACGCTACCGCAGTAGGATACATTGAAGAATCAACAGGTGAGTTTGAACAAGTATCATTGACTGAATCGGCTAGAGATGCGTTGCACACAGCAAAAGTAAATCCAATAACATTCTTCTCAGGAGCAGGTATAGTAAACTTTGGTAACTTAACCAAAGTTGCATCGGCATCTGCACTTGATAGAATAAACGTAGCAAGATTAGTTGTGTTCTTAAGATCACAACTAGACGCTATTGCTAAGCCTTTCATATTCGAACCTAACGATGAGTTAACCAGAAATGAAATCAAACAAGCAGTAGAATCATTCTTGTTAGAATTGGTCGGACAAAGAGCATTATTTGACTTCTTAGTTGTATGTGATGACACTAACAACACACCAACTAGAATTGATAGAAATGAACTTTATGTAGATATAGCAATTGAGCCAGTGAAATCGGTTGAATTCATTTACATACCGTTAAGAATTAAAAACACAGGAGAAATTGCAAAATTAGGGAACTAATTTTGAATAAATAGGAGAAACAAATGGCAATATCTACTTTATCAAAATTTACAGTACCTTTAGCAAACGATCAAAGTTCAGCATCTCAAGGATTGTTGATGCCAAAACTCCAGTATCGTTTTAGAGTGATACTTGAAAATTTTGGCGTATCGACACCAAGATCAGAATTAACTAAACAAGTTATTGACTGTTCAAGACCAAACTTAACTTTCGACAACGTGACACTTGACGTTTACAACTCAAGAGTATACATTGCCGGCAAACACACTTGGGATCCAATTACTATTACAATCAGAGATGATGTAAACAACGCAGTAACTAAACTAGTTGGCGAACAAGTACAAAAACAATTTGATTTCTTTGAACAATCAAGTGCCGCTTCAGGTATTGATTACAAATTTACATCAAGAATAGAATTACTTGATGGTGGTAATGGATCATCTACTCCAAATGTATTAGAAACATTTGAATTGTATGGTGCTTACATCGAGTCAGTGAACTACAACACATTGGCTTATGCAACATCTGATCCAGTAACTATCACCATGAACGTAAGATACGACAACGCAATCCAAACTCCACAAGGAACAGGAATAGGAACAGCAGTGACTAGAACTATAAGCACTCTAGCAACTGGCGGTGGTATCTAATAATTTGCATTTATAATATAAAAAGAGCGCCTTTATCGGCGCTTTTTTTATGGCCATAAATATCCAGTATGCCATCGATTAACAATTTTTTAAAAGGTTTTTCAGCAGGCCTGCCCGGAATGAAAGATTACAGACACGCGGCTAGGCTGTATCTTGACGATAATTTTAAACTTTTACCAAAACATAAATTTTTATTTCACGTTGTATTTGATATTGATCAGGACATTTTACCTGTTAACTTCCAAAACAACGAAAGATTAGAACTTAATATGTTAGTCAAGCAGTGTGACCTTCCTAGATTCAACATGAACATGGAAGAGAAACAGCAATACAATAAAAAAACTTATATCCATACTAGAATGAGCTATGAACCAATTGCAATGACCTTCCATGATGACATGGCGGACACGGTCAACGCTTTCTGGAAGTCTTACTATGAATATCACATAGCAGATTCGTATACTTTGAATCCAAGCATCAAAGGTTTCAACACCAAAGATAATATGTATGATCCTAATCCGGCTGTGCAACAATTCGGTATGGACACTTCACAGCAAAGAAAGAAACCATTTTTAAGAAGCATACAAATTTTTTGTTTACACAAACAAAGATTTACAGCATTCACTTTAGTCAATCCTGTAATCTCATCTTGGTCACACGACACATTGGACCAAGCTGACGGACAAGGCATTATGCAAAACACAATGCAAGTATTTTACGAATCAGTGTTGTACGGTGCAGGTATTGTTAACAAAATTGATGTGCCTGGATTTGCTACACTGCATTATGACTTAGAACCGTCGCCTCTATCTGTGCTTGGAGGTGGTACAACTTCAATATTTGGACCAGGAGGCATAGTAGACGGAATAGGGTCTGTGATCAGAGATATACAGGATAGAAATTTTAGTGTTGCAACAATTTTAAGAGGGATCAATACATACAATAACGCCAAAAAGATCAAAGCCAAAGAAGCGGCCAAAGAAGAACTAAAAGGAATAGTAAAAGAAGGAGTGATTGATATAGCCAAAAATGCAGGCACAATTACAAATCCGGTCGGCAACTTCAGTGTTGGGTCAGCGGCTGTTACCGCGGTGGCGGCTGGAGCGGCATTGGCAACTGCAAAAGGATTCACTGATTCAAAAACAACTGAAAACAGCACAGCTTTAAATAGTGCCCAAGTAAATTACAGCGTATATCTTACTCCAACTGAAGCCAGAACTTTGGTAGACACAAATGAAACAGCATTGGATAAAATTGCAGGCAACTTATATTATCAGCAAATAGGTTCACGAAATGGATTAACTTTAGCTGAAAGTGATGTAGCGTATGCGGCTTTGACTGATAATGAAAAAAGTGTTTACAGAGATAAAACAAAAGATAACATTATAAAGTATGTTACCGAAGGATACGTGCAAATAAGTAGAGCTACACAAAACGTTAATGTTGTGGCAGAAAAGGCTAGTGTATAATGACTGAATTTTATTCAAATCTACCTCAAAAAGAAAAAGACAAACTCGATAACACACAGGATCGTTTAGTAAAAACAAATTATCAAGAAAAATTCGAATTCAACACAAATGATATTGACGTAACTATTTCGTTTTTTGTAAAAAGAGGATTCTCAAGACAGTCTGCCGAAGATACAGCTTACATAATTTTACAACAAGCTAAAATTGACAGTGTTCCTGTAACTGAAATTTTGGACAAACTAGGTGACGCCAATCCTGCCCAATTATCTGAACTTATATCAACCGTGCTTAATGCTAACAGATACAAAAGCAGTCGTCTTGGAGTAAGAAATACAAGAACCACTAAAACTTTTGTGTCTAGAAATATACTAGACTAATGAGACTACCAAGATTCGCTAAAGGAAAGTTTTCCTTCAAAAATCCAGGGAAATATATTGGATCGAGAACTCCAACTTATAGGAGTAGTTGGGAGCAGGCGTTCATGAGATTGTGCGATGAACATCCTAACGTATATCAATGGGCCAGTGAATCAATAAAGATACCTTATAGG